TATTTTTAATAAGAAAGATCAATTTTACAGTCGAGTTTACGATCCTACCACAGACACAGTACACGAAGGTGTTCCAATCCGCGTAGTTCGCGACTATGACTTTTCTTATATTCATCAAGCTGCAAGAACCAAGTTTATCAAACCCAAGCCAAAGATGAAAAAAAAGAATGCTTCAGGATGGAATCTTGGAAGATTTACATCGTCAAAAAGTTTCGAAAGCTCTTTTTTTGCAAATTCCAAAGATGATAAAGTCCTTTCAAATGATCTTAACGAAGAAATTGTAATCGGAGTTTTAAATGATATTTTCGATAACTACAATGTTTACATGCCGCCTACTCAACAATTTACCAAAACCATAAGCCTTCATTCTAGTAACTTACAAAAGCTCCAAGAAGCTCTTTACGCAACTTTTGATGAGAGAGAAATAGCATTCTTTACCTTTTTCATTACAGGTAAGCAGAAACAAATTCCTAGCTTTTTTTCAGATTCCGCTTTTACCAAAAAGTTCCCTACAATAGATAAATGCCTCACCTTTTTTAAAGAGACTTTAAAGAATAATACTTTTTCTATTCAAGACATGTACGAAGCCTTAACATCTACTTTAGAAATAGTAGACCTAGAAACCAGAAAACAATGCAAGGACTATATTGACAATGACGGAATCATTTAACGCAACTAATGTATCTTTTTTACGACATGGTGCTTTTTTTGGACCAGAAGACTCTCAAGATAAAGTTTTAAATATCATTGGAGTTGGTGCTACTGGCAGTTGGGTTGGACTTTTAGCTGCTAAAATGGGTTGGCAACATTTTCGTGTTTGGGACGCTGATATAGTCGAATCTCACAACTTGCCTAATCAAATTTACGATTTAGAACAAGTTGGCTTACCTAAAGTAACCGCTTTTAAACAAAAACTACTTCAGTTCAATCCAGAGGTAGTAGTCGAAACAAATAATAAGTTCTTTCTTTCTGAACAAGACAAAGACAACCTTGAAGATTATGTTTTTGTTGCAGTCGATTCTCTTTCAGCAAGAAAAGATATTATCGAAGGGGTCCGCTCTCACCTTCTCCTTGACTACGTCATTGAAACAAGGATGGGTTTCGAACATGCAGAAATCAATATTATCGATCCAGCCTACTCTGCACAGATTGACTCTTATTTAAGCACCTTAAAAACAGATGAAGAAGTGACTGAAAGCGCTTGTGATGCACGTATTATTACGACTTTAACTTGCATCGTTTCCTCTTCTGTTGTACACACTTTGTGTGGTTTAGCTGCTCAAGACAGGCATGGAGAAACTTACACTCCTCAACCTAAACAAATATTCTCTTTACCCTCCAACATCAACACTACTTTATCTACATTTACAATAGGGTCAAAAACATGACAAAACAAAAAATTAATGAAATTATTACAAATCTAACTGATGCTCTAACCGATGCTGAGAAATTTGACTCTGGCAATGATGCTGCTGGACGTCGGATTAGAAATGCAGCCCAAACAGCAAAAGCCGATCTGCAAGAACTTCGAAAGCTAGTTCAAGAAGAAAGAAATTCTCGAAAAGCTTAAAATAAACAATCCGTTTTCAACATTAACAAAACATCATCATTCAAAAAACCGGGGGCTTTGCCCCCTTTTTTATTTAAAAAGAGAAAAAAAATGACTAACATCACACTTATTGTAATTCCTGGATCTGGCGCTCGCCAAACTTCTTTAAACTCTAGCGCTACTGTTTCAGATCTTGCCTGCCAAGAGAACCTACACGGCCGCGATATTATCATTGACGGTGTGGGTGTCCCTGCAGATCAATGGGCAACCACACCAGTTCCTAACGGAGCAGAAGTCTTTGCTACCGGTAGCGTCAAGGGTAATAATTCATCTTTTACTTTGATCGTTATTCCTGGATCTGGCGCTCGCCAAATTTCAATGGCTGGCTCAACTTCAACCCTTACAGTTGCAGCTCTGGTTTGCCAAGAAAACTTACATGGCCGCGATATTATTGTTGATGGCCGTGGTGTACCCCCTGCTGAGTGGGAAACTACAACCATTTCTTCCGGAAATGAAGTCTTCGCCACTGGTAGCGTTAAGGGCAATAATGGTATCTGATTTAAAATATTCTATCTCTTCTGGTGACGGCGCTAAACAAGCGTTTTTAAATCTCCTCGAACAAGAAGCAGCTTGGCAAGACAATTATCAAATTCAAGGCTTTTTTGCCCCTTATAAAAGGTATAAAATTGTTTCTCTTGATGAGTTTCCTTCTAAAGAAGAGGCGGTTTCTTTTATTAATTCAAATAGACCATTTAAGTTGCGTCCAAAAACACTAGGTTGCGTTTTTATAAAAAATGACACCAACACTAAATATCTGTTTTTTATTCAATAGTATAAGGAAACCTATGGGCTCTTCTACTTTTTATTTATCTACTTCAGCAGAAAATGCTTCTCAAGCTTTCAGCAACTTAGTCTTTGAAGCAAAACACGACTACGGATCTGCCGGTTATACCGGCACTATAGCTGAAAAAGAGTATTATACTATGGCTTCTTCAGAGCCACTAGAAATTTCTGCAGCCGACTCTTTAGCCGCAAATTTATTAAACACTCGTTATTCAGACAAATACGGCCCTGCTGGCTGTATAGAATTAAAAAAAGAACATTCTGCCCAACTCAAAAAGTTTTTATTTTTTGGTTGGGCCGCTGAATAACAATTCACTTTATCTAAAAACAACTACTTACTCTCCCTTTACTCGAAAGAGAAAAAATGACCAACATTACACTCATTGTTATCCCCGGATCTGGCGCTCGCCAAGTCACCCTTTCATCTGATGCGACCGTTGCCAATTTGATTTCACAAGAAAATTTACATGGCCGAGATATCATCATTAATGGCGCAGGCGTTCCTGCAGCAACCTACTCTGATACTACTGTGCCTCACAATGCAGAAGTTTTTGCTACTGGCAGTGTTAAAGGTAATGGCAGCTCCCTAAGAAATGCTCCAAGCGAAACCTCGCCTGGAAGTAAGTAAGCAACAGCCTTACAGCAACCCTGCTTGTCACCACACTAAGCTTCAACCATTTCAATTAGTTTTTACTCAGCAATTCCCGCTTACTTGCTATATCCTTCTTCTTTACTCTACTATTAAAGTACTTCTTTTTTAACTTAAAGGGTCAGCTTTATGAGTAGCAAGAAACCTATTAAAGAAATAGTCATTCCAGACTCCTCTTTTGAATCATTATATGAGTTGAATTTCTTAAATGAAGAAATAGCGCAGCTTTTAAAACTAAAAAATGGCGATTTCTGCTTTGTAACAAACAGTCAAAATAAAAAAACAGTCGTTTTGTCTATCAATGGAACAGTTAAGCTTATAGACTCTTTTAAAAACAAATCTATTAACGGATTCGCTCCAAAAGATTTAAAACAAGTGGTTTATTGCAATTTATTGGAAGAACCCTCTGTTTCTATTATAGCAGCCTTAGGTGCTGCTGGGACTGGTAAAACGACATTGGCTTTAGCAAAAGCAATTAGTAACTACTTTTCTAACAAGAAGAAAATCTATTTGTGCAAGCCAACCCACCTAGTTTCCTCTCATGAAAACCAAGTGTTTGGTCCTGTTCCAGGAGATATGCAAGAAAAATATGCTCCATATATAGGTAGTTTTGAGATAATTTTAAATAAAATGTTAGGTGCATCTGGCAGAGATTATTTACAAACCATGTTAGACAAAAAGCACATAGAATTTATGCCAGTTGAATTCACTCGAGGGTGCACTTTCGAAAACTGCACTTTTGTGCTTGATGAATGTCAAAATTTAACTTGGCACGAACTTAAGACAGTGTTATCTAGGATAGGCGCTAACAGCAAAATTATACTTTGTGGAGATCCAAATCAGATTGATGCAGGATTTAAATATTCAGAAAGTGGTCTTTATACACTTTTGAACTCAGAATCATTTCAAAATTCAAAATTTACCTCAAAAATTGAATTAACAAAACAATATAGAGGTCTCATTCCTGACCTTATATACAATATTGACAAAGAATTAAACAAGGACAAAATATGAATTACCCTTCAAGCTTTAACATCTATAAGAAGACAGCCGCTGCTCAATTCACAGTATTGCCACCTAGGAGAGATGACAATGGTAGAATTAGCAAGAACGGTGCAGTGCTTTTAGAAATGGCACCTTCTGTAGGTGATAAAACTTACGATTGGAGAAACCAGAAAGTAACTTTTGCTTTTGGTATTAACGATCTCTGCTTATTTTTCGATGACCCAAACAATCCAAAATGGGGATCTTTTTTCCATGTTAACGATTCGACTAATAAGAAGCTCACCTTCTCTCACGGGGAAGGTAAATACACCGGCACTTACATGATGACCCTGAATATGGGTGATAACCGAGTTAGCGTAAGTCTTACTGGTGGTGAATTTAATGTGCTAGGTAGACTTTTCTCTAGCGCCATTCCAATCATTCTTGGATGGAATAATGTTTGAAATAAAAACTAAAGAAGGCTTATTAAACATGTCTTCTGAACAGTTATTTCAAACCATACTCAAGCAATGTTTTGCTGATCAAGAAAACGAAAACCTACAGCACATAGATGATTATATTCAAGTAATCACGAAAACTGTAAAAAGCAATTTACTTGAAGCTAATTTAAGTCAATTGTTCTCTATATACTTTATGGCAGGTTACTACTACAAAGTATTTTTAAATCAAAACGAAGTAACAATTAATAAGAAAAACAAGGAATAAATAAATGTTTTCATACTCTATTTCAGTACGCCCTTTAAATAACCAGAACAGCAAGCTTAAAGCTTTTGTTACCGTAACTATCGACGACATCATGGACATCGAAGGCTTTAAGATTATAGATGGCTCTAATGGTCTTTTTGTTTCTGTACCTTCCCATAAGGGTACAGTTACTGAAGATGGCGTTTCAGTAGAAAAATACTTTGATGACGTTAGATTCAAGGGTGAGGACGGCACTTCTTTTGCAGAAGAGCTTAAGTCTTCAATTATAAATCAATACAACAATCGTTCTCAATCTTCGAGTAACCATTCTAATTCTAGTCGAGCAGCTACAGCTGCAGTAAATGCAAAAGCTGCACCTGCAGCTTCTGCAAATTCAAAGCCACCTCGTGATCGCAAACCACTCTGGGGGTACTGAGAAGCATGTCTGATGATACGGTAGAGGAAATACCTCAAACCACCGCTGAAGATATCATTGACTCCTTAACTGAGGGTGCTGAACTTTACACTCAGATCACGCAAGCCTTTGTAAAAGATTTTATTTTTTATGAAAAAACACTCTATGAGTGGGCTACCAGTTTGATGATTGAAATACCCTCCAATAAAGATCTCACTCTGGTTAAGTTTAGAAGCCTTCTTCTTCAATTGGGGAGTAATATACAGATAGCTTCCAACTATTATTCCGTAGCATGCTCTATGGCAGATACTATAGGCGGTGGAAACACAATTAGGAAAGCAGACATTATTAGTGTGATAGTTTCAAATTATGCTAAGCGAGGCGCTAAACGTCCAGCAGCTTCAGTTATCGAAAAGATGGCAGAATCTTATTTAGTAAACACCGTTTCAGCAGAACGTGCAGCAAAAATTGTTAAATCTTTTTGGAAACAACGGATAGACACTTTGCTGGACTTGAGAAAAGTTTTTGAACAAATTGGCTTATCACTTTCTGTTGAAATGAAATTCACATCTTCTTAAGGAAATAAAATGTCTTTAGATCTTTTCTGGTCTCTTCCTTCCGACTCTCTCCCTCCAACTTTCGATCCTCCCCTTTTGATAGATTCTAGCTCTTATACAAAAGATGCTTCCGCTTTTAAAGGCACGAGGTATAGCACTTTTTTAGAAAATGAATTTTCTTTAACTTTGTTCAGAAAAAAAATATCTCCAGAAGAAATAAAAACTTTATCAAAAAAACTGAAAAATTTTGTAGAAACGAATGAAAAAAAGAAACACACTTGGAGCGTTCATCTCTCCAACAAAGATATCATTCACTTTTCCAGAATGCTTTCTGCTTACGCAGACCTAAATGCCAGTTTGTCTGGCTGGTGGTGACTTGTGGAGAGTGGAATCACATTAGGAATAATATCTTACATTTCTTTTTTTTTCTCTTTTTTACATTTTCCTGCAGTGGTAAAAAGATTTTTACTAAAAAATCCATTTCTTACTGATTGCTTATCAGTTATTATTTCCTTCTTCCTTTTAACAGGCATATCTAAATCTATAGTTGCTGTTATAGCAGCCATGCTATGCGGACTGCTTGTTAACATAACCTTGGTTTTACGCAATTACTTTTTTTAAAGCTACTTTAAAGTCATATTTTAGGCCTTAATGTAAAATTATTGCTTTTTAAACTAATATTTTGCAGAAAGAAGACTATATGACTTTCCAATTATCTACTCACGCACAAAAATTATTAAAAAACTACTACCTCAAAGATACCGAATCAGATCCTAAAGAAGCTTTTAAACGCGCTGCGTACACGTATGCTTCTTCCTCTGAATTAGCAGAGAGGATATACCAGTACGCTTCTAATGGTTGGTTTATGTTTAGTAGTCCAATCCTATCTAATGCAGGAACAAAAAGCCTTCCTATTTCATGTTTCTTAACTTACGTCCCAGACACAGTCGAGGGATTAATTCAACATTCTGAAGAGTTAAGATGGATGAGCGTTATGGGAGGTGGTGTTGGTGGCCACTGGTCTGATGTAAGATCCGTGTCTAACAAGAGCCCCGGACCAATGCCCTTTATAAAGACCGTTGATGCAGATATGGTTGCTTATAGGCAGGGTAGCACAAGAAAAGGTAGCTATGCTGCTTATCTTGATATATCTCATCCTGATATCGTCGAATTCTTAAATATGAGAATGCCAACTGGCGGCGATGCTAATCGCAAATGTTTCAACCTCAATAATGCAATCAATATTACTGATAAATTCATGGAAGCGGTTATTGCTGCTAAATCTTGGGACTTACTTGATCCAAAAGACGGCACTATCACAGATACGCTTGACGCAAGAGATTTGTGGCAAAGAGTTCTTGAGGTACGTTTTCGTACCGGAGAACCTTATTTAAACTTTATTGATGAAGCTAATCGCAAGTTGCCCCAACCTTTAAAAGATAAAGGTTTTAAAATAAATGGCAGTAACTTATGTAACGAAATTCACTTACCTACGTCTATTGATCGGTCTGCTGTTTGTTGTTTATCTTCACTCAACTTAGAACTCTTTGATGAGTGGAAAGACTCTCAAATTGTAAAAGATTTAATTTATTTTTTAGACGATGTTTTGCAACATTTTATCGATCATGCTCCAACTGCTTTATCAAAAGCTGTCTATTCGGCTACTAGGGAGCGCTCGCTCGGCCTTGGTGCTATGGGTTTTCATTCTTATTTGCAGAAAAAAAACCTGTCTTTTGAATCAGTTTTTGCTGTTTCGACAAATATTAAAATGTTTACGCATATAAAGAGTGAAGCTTTTAAAGCCACAACCCTACTAGCTGAAACCAAAGGCGAATACCTCGATGGTATTGGTTCAGGGGTTAGAAATAGTCATTTACTTGCTATTGCTCCAAATGCTAATTCTTCCATAATTCTTTCTACTTCCCCCAGTATAGAGCCCTGGAAAAGTAACGCTTTTACTCATAGAACTAGGGCTGGCTCTTTTTTACAAATTAATAAATACTTGCTAGCAGCTTTAGAACAACATGCTGAATCGTTACCTCCTGAAACTCTTGGTACTGATGATGTCTCTCTTGCTAGAGACGCATGGTTGCAAGAACAGATTCAATCTGTAATTCTCTCTCAAGGCTCAGTTCAACATTTAGAATGTTTATCTCTTCATCAAAAAGAAGTTTTTAAAACAGCATTTGAGATTGATCAAATGTGGATTATAGATCACGCTGCCACTAGACAGGAATTTATTTGCCAGGGGCAATCAGTTAACCTTTTCTTTCCAGCTGGTTCTGATATAAACTATGTAAGCCTTGTGCATCTGGCTGCTTGGAAAAAGTCTTTGAAAGGACTTTATTACTTGAGGACTAGCGCAGGCGTAACTGGGGAGAAAGTATCAACGAAAGTTGAACGCAGGACGCTTAAAGACATAGAGGAGTGTTTATCGTGTCAAGGTTGACAGAATATTCAAAAACATACAAGCCCTTTGCATACCCTTGGGCTATGCAATATGCAGAAGATCATGAAAAAATACACTGGGGAAGCTGGGAGGCAAAACTCCAAGAAGATCTAAACCAATGGAAATCCAACAAGCTTTCAAAATCTGAAAAAGATCATATTACTAATATTTTGCGCATTTTCACTCAGTCAGACGTGGCTGTTGGTGGAAATTATTGTGATATTTTCATACATTCTTTTAAAAATAACGAAATCAGAAACATGTTATTATCCTTTGCTAACAGGGAAGGTACTCATCAACGCTCTTATGCGTTATTGAACGATACCTTAGGTATACCTGAAGGAGAGTACTCTATCTTTCTAAAGTACAAAGAAATGGCTACTAAAATCGAGTTCATGACTGCCCCTCCAAAAAGCATGAAAAAACATGATCAAAATTTAGCTTTCGAGCTTGCTAGATCGGTTTGCAATGAGGGAATGAGTCTTTTTAGTGCTTTCGTCATGCTTTTAAATTTCCAAAGGTTTGGAAAAATGAAAGGTATGTGCGAAATCGTAGAATGGTCTATTAGAGATGAAACTATGCATGTGGAAGCAATGACTAAACTTTTTCATACTTATCTTGAAGAAAATCCCAATTTAGTTACTGACACTTTAAAAAGTTACATTTATACTAACTTCACGAAAGCTGTTGAGCTAGAAGAATCATTGATCAATTTTATTTATGCTGACTCTGACTCTATTAACGACCTTAGTAAAAACGATGTTATAAAATACATCAAATACCTAGCTGATAGAAGACTTCTTCAGTTAGGTTTAAAACCAATTTTTAAACAAAAAACCAACCCTATACCCTGGTTGGACTGGATTGTCTCTGGAGACTCTTTTAAAAACTTTTTTGAAGGAGCCGTTACGGACTACAATGCGTCTGGTATGGTTGGTCAAATTAAATGGGAGTAATATATGAAAATTAACGATGCTGTACAATCAGCTTATAATAATGCAAAAGAACATGGCTGGCACGATGAACCTAGAACTGTAGGTGATTTAATTTGCTTGATGCACTCAGAGCTTTCAGAAGCCCTAGAAGAACACCGAAATGGCCACAAGCCTGAGCATATTTATTATAATGAAAACAAGCCTTCCAAACCCGAAGGAATACCAATTGAACTTGCAGATTGTATCATAAGAATTTTTGATTTTTGTGGTAAATATAATATTGATTTGCAAAATGCCATTGAGGAAAAAATGGAATATAACAAAACACGCCCCTATCGACATGGTAACAAGGTAGTGTAATATGCTTGACGAAGAGGAGCTTGATCATGATGTAGATTATAAACGTATAGTTAGAGCAGTTATCGAAAGCTCAATAACTGATTACGTAAAATTATCTCATCCTAAAAATCGTAATAAAAAATATTTACAGCAAACTTTTTTAAATTCTGTTGATGTATTTTTTGATGATAATTATAAATTTGAAGCTTTCACTTCAATAATAGATCAAACCCCTCTTACAAGTAAAGATCTCATTTCTATAATGATTTCAAGTTCAGGAGTATCAATGGATAATGCTCGTCAGCATGTAATAGAAGAGTCAATAAAATATTGGTGGGATAAGAATTTCAACGATATTTCAATACCTAGCTCTATTAACATATTTGGTAAAGTTTATTTTATCCATAATGCTTCTACTGAGCATATTGATTTAGAAAAAAACAAAATCTTTTTTCCAGTTAAAAAGAGCGGTTCAGACAGAATCTTTTTTAAATTGTGTTTAAAAATTATTTTGATTGACTCTAACATTGAATTGGACGAAGAAACATTTAATAAATTACACAAAGTATTTTATTTATTCCTTAAAATAAATAATGCTTTCTAGGCTAACAAATGACATATATTTTTAATATAGTACTGTTTGCAGCTTATGCATACGCTGCTTATACATTGCATATTCAAACTCTTAGAAAAATAAAATTACAAAAAAGAATAGACGCGCTTCTTTTTGAAAAAGAAGAGAACTTCACAAAAATTGAAGATTTTCAAAAAGAAATCAAATCCATGAAACTACTTGTTCAAAAGATTGAATCAGACCATAAGATTCAAATCCATGAAAATTATGAAATGAAACTTGAGAATAGCTCTTTGTTGAATAGGATTGAAGTCGCTCAGACTGAACTCCACAATGAAAAGAAATTTCATCAGACAGAAATAAAAAAAGTCCAAAAAGAAACAAGAACTGACGCTCTGAAACGTTCCAGGTCAATATTGAGAGGCCAAGCTTCAGAACATCTCGCCCCTTATGTTGTCAAAGGTACTAACCCTAAAGATTACAGGTTTATGGGCAATCCTATAGACTATATTTGTTTTGACGGCCTCTCAGATATTATTGATGGCGTATCTTCTGAAATGAATTCAGTTCGATTTATAGATATAAAAACTGGAAAATCTTCCTTAAATAAAAGTCAAAGAAGAATAAGAGACGCAATACTCGCCAGTAAGGTAACTTTTGAAGTTATAAATTTAGATGAAAATATTGATAATGAAAAAAAATAAATTTGCTTACACGATTCATAACCTTATAGCACATCCGCTCATGGAAATCTTCCATTTGTTAGGTATGAAAGAAACTGGAAATAAAATTCATGACTACACTCTTCCCAGGAGTCACGAAAAGTAATACAGCTCCAATTCGCCAAAGTTGGGATGACTATTTTATGAGCATAGCCATTCAAGCGGCCACAAGATCTACTTGCCCCAGAAAGCAAGTAGGCTGCGTAATAGTGAAAGCTAAAGCAATTGTAGCTACTGGCTATAACGGCTCCCTTCCAGCACAAGCTCATTGCCATACCAATGGCTGTTTTTTGCAAGATTCTCATTGCGTCCGTACAATACATGCAGAAACCAATGCAATCAATCAAGCTGCAAAAAATGGCATTTCTCTTAATGGCGCTACAATTTATTGCAATGTCGAACCTTGTTGGAACTGTTATAAAAACATTCTTAGCGTTGGTATTGATTCTATCTTCTTTCAAGAATCGTACGGATCTAAGCTTGCCATACACCAACAATGCATATCACACAATCTTACCAAATATAAAAAAGTAAAATAAATTTTTTTACTTTTTGAAAGTCCAGCAAAAAAAATGCTTGTTACAAAAAAATGTATCTTAACTTTAAAGTTCAACACTTTAGATCTCAATGTAACTCAATCTCAATTAGACAGAGTTGATAATAGACATTCCACAGACGAATATATTCAAAACATAGTTCCACAATTGTCTGCTTCAGAACGTGAATTTTTAATCACAGGAATAGTAGAAGACGTGTGGCAGGAACATTTTAAAGGTATAGAATGAAAACCACTAAAATTTTTAACTTTTGCCTTGATGCTTTTCAAGCTGCAAAGTCACAATACCCTTATGATACTTCTGATGTTTGTGAATTTGCGCATAATCTACTTATAGAACTTCATCCTAAGGTCAATCATGACGTGCAAGACCCCGAAGGGGTCTTTCGATATACAGACTCGTCACAATTACTTTTTGATAAAATCTTTGAAGGGGTTGAATTAGCCTTGATTCAATCCGGCTTACAACGCGACCAAAATTCAACCTGGACGCTCGCCACAACATCTAATCAATCCCCCTTTCCTAAAAGGATATCAATTGAAAATCATTGCTGAATACACGGAACCCAAGTATTATCATTATCGCAAGCTAGTAGGAATAAACACTTACGCAAATCGCTCCGAGCCAGACGGGTTTGAGACTAGATATATATACGCCCAAAGTATTGAAGAGTTAGCATTCATCATTAAGAATAAGACTTTTCGTAATTCACACGTCGGCTTGGGCCGACCAATGAGTCTATCCGATTTAACAATCAAGATTGAAGAAGGATCTCATGAGTAATATACCTGATGATTGGCACCTTTATTGGAGGACTTGTGAAAACGGCCACCAATATCATGCTAGCGAAAATTACTGCGATAAATGCCCTGACACCGAAGAAAAAGAAGAAGATGAACATAACTAAATTTGATCCCATTTTAGGTAAAGACGTCACTATATATGTGCCAATTACTCAGGAAGAATACGCAGCTATTCTTTCTAGAACACACCCAATACAAAATATAGTTCCCAACCTTCCTTCAGCTTATAGAGAGTTCCTTATTTCAGGTATCTCTCCTCAAGGCTGGGAACTTTACGAATCTACTAATCAAAATTAAAAAATAAAAATTTTTTTTACAAAAGCATTCAACTGAACAATCAAGAAATAAGCATCAAAACAATATGGCAAATAAAAAAATTACAGGCATACCTGAAATTGACATGATAGCAGCTTCCATTGCAAAGAAATTTGGTAAAGAAAATATAATGAGCTTGGGTCCCAGGTATGAAAAAGTGAAGCCTATTTCTACCGGTTCCATAAGTCTTGACGCTACACTTGGGGTCGGCGGCTTACCTAGCGACAGGGTGGTAGAAATTTATGGTCCTCCTTCTGCAGGAAAAACTTCTTTATGTCTGCAGATAGCTCATCAGTATGTCTCAAAGTTTGGTTATGATAGACCTCCAGTTTACATAGATCTAGAGAGAACAACAGGGCTTGATCTTGTTACATCTATGGGTCTTGAGTCAGAAAAAATGATTTTCTGTTATCCTGACACTGCAGAAGAAGCGTTGCAGCTCTGCCAAGACCTTGGCAAAACAGGCAAAGTAGGTGTGATAATTTTTGATTCCATCGATGCTGCTCAAAGTGAAAGAGACACTAAGCGTCTAATGAACGAAACAGGTGTTGGCGATTTGCCAAGACTTCTTTCTAAAGCTTTACGAGCAATATCAAAGATAAGTGTTGATAATGACTGCTTGTATCTCTTTATTAATCAAGTTCGCATTAACATTGGCGTAATGTACGGAAATCCAGAAACAACTTCAGGTGGCAATGCTATTCCATTCTATTCCTCTGTTAGGCTCAGAGTAAGTAGTAAACCTTCTAAAGATCTTGATGGCGCTATTGCCATGAAGGTTAAGATCGTAAAAAACAAAGTGGCCCCTGCTTTAAATAAAGTAGCTGAATTCGACTTTGTTTGTGGTGTTGGCACAGACCCCCACCTTGATCTTATCGGATACGCTAAAGATATAGGTTTAGTTAGGTTTGCTGGTTCTGCAGTAAAGTGGGAAAATCCAGAGACCAAAGAGCAAGAAACTTTATGTACTGGCGGTAAAAATGGGCTAAAAGATCTTCTGATTGACAGTCCACTTCATTACGACCATTTTAAAAAATTATGTTTGAATCAAGAATCAAATTACATGGAAAATTTAAACAATGTGCAACAACCAGAACCACAACCGCAAGAGCAACCATAGAGCTTCAGCTCCTGCAGTTAATCTTGAGATGAAAGAAGCACCAGCAAACGAAAACCCATATGTACACTTGCACGTACATACAGAGTATTCTTTGCTAGATGGTATTAATAAAATTAAAAGACTTCCTCACTTTGTTAAAAATATGAATCAACCTGCTGTTGCTATGACTGATCATGGCAACATTTCAGGATGTTACAAGTTTTTTAAAGAGTGTAACAAAGCAAACATAAAACCTATTATTGGTATGGAAGCTTATTATGCAGTTAATGACAGAACGTTAAAAGAACCAGATGAACTTGGAAAAAGTTATTATCATTTAATCCTTATTGCTGAAAACAATGTTGGGTTGCACAACTTGATGAAACTTTCTTCAGATTCATACACTAGCGGTTTCTATAGGAAACCTAGGATTGATGACGCTTTGCTAGCAGATCATTCTGAAGGAATTATTGCTACCACTACTTGTCTCGGAAGCAGAGCTAGTCAACTGATATTAAATAATGAAATTACAGCTGCTGAAAAACTAATACACCATCACAAAGCCATCTTTAAAGATAAATTTATCATAGAGTTGCAACTTCATAGAGACCATGAGCAACAAGAAGTCAATAAGGTCTTGCAAAGGATTGCTCTAGACAACGACTTCCCAATGATCGTTACAAATGATTGTCATTACGCTTATGAGCATGACAAGATGCATCACGAAGCAGCTCTATGTATGCAGACAAAAACTACTTTATCCAATCCTAAAAGATTCACTTTTGGCGAAATTAACGTCCATATGGCGAGTCATGACTGGATGTGGAACGAAGCAAAAAATCAAAATATGCCTTATGATGTTATTAGTAATACTAAAACTTTAGCAGACATGATAGATAGCGATTCCTATTTTATGGATCGCATGAACCGTTACCCTAAATACAAAGACCTTCCAGAAGGTTTTACTGATATTGATTTTCTTGCTTTAGAAAGTCAACATGGGTTATTTGACCGTTTCAAAGAAATGCCTCCTGAGATTTACCAGCAAAGACTTACCTATGAGTTGAGTGTTATCAAAAAAATGGGTTTTGCAGATTACTTATTAATTGTTTCTCAATTCATGAAGGGTGCAAAAGAAAGAGGCGTTCTTCACGGACCTGGTCGCGGCTCTGCCGCAGGCTCTCTCATAGCTTATGCTTTGGGCATTACAGAAGTTGACCCTATTAAGTACGGTTTAATTTTTGAAAGATTTTTAAACGAAGGTCGCGGTGCCACACCGCTCATTTTTAACAAACACATGGCTGCTCTTGCAGACAATAGCGACAAACCTTTTTGAAAGAGATTCACAATGAAAACACAATTCAATAAAGAAGAAAAATACATTCAAGAAATTGCGACTAAGATTCGCAATTCTGGCAATACTACAATGATCAATCTTTATGCAGTAATGAACAAGAATACGGGCCTTGTAATCAATTACAAAAACATTTCTTTTTACACAACTAGAAAATCTGCAAGAAGAATTAGGCTTGAGCTTTTACAAAATGGCTCCCACCTTCCTAAAGATGTAAAAATTGTTCAAGCTCAATTCGTAAATGTTGATGCTTGGAAAACTGCAAAATGAAGGAGCACTTAGTGCCTAAGTTTTGGCACTCCAACTCTTCCGCTAATTCTACCTCTGGATCTTTTTCTACCGATGGCCGCTACCTTTATTCTGGCAAAAAGGTAATAGGCCACACTGATACTCGTGGTCAAAAGATCTTGTACAATTACACAAAAAAAGGTGGCGCTTTTATTTCTGCCTTAGTTAGCAGACACGTCAATCTGTCAATATTTTACGCAGACACTCTTGTAAAGGTAACTGATGCTTAATGACCAGAGCGCAGAAGCGCAGAACTTTTTAGAAAAGCATGTTCATGCTAGAGCTAATCTTTTAATTAAAGAGCTTTTAGAAAAGGGTCAAAGAGATTGGGACCTCACTTCTCAACAATGGTATGAAGACTTATTCTGTCAATATGAGGAAGATTTCGACATTTGGAAAGTAGACGAAGATTACGAAGGTACAAACTATTGCCCTCCCGAACCAGACCCCAAAGTAAGAGAACCTTTTGAATTTTGGATTGTTAGCGATTATTTTGCTAACAAACTCAAAGACAATGGCCACTTGGTTACAAACCACTGGGGCTTTTGGATTTGGGGTAGAGAAACTACTGGCCAATCCATATTAATAGACTATGTTTTTCAAAAAATATGGGAAAGTTACAACAATCCTCAATGACCTCCCTCAATGAGTCCTTTATAAAGTCAAATATAAAATCTTGTATAACTTACATGGTTTATAGAATCTACACAAACGCTTGCAAGAGTAAAATTCCTGAAGATATTCTTTGGTTTTCTGAACTATATTTAAAACCTCGCACTCAAGAGTCTACGGCGCTTCCCTCTTATGAGAATTATTCTCCCTACACCGATTACCCTTCTTTGAGAAAGCCTCTTGCTTTTTATGTTGTTTCTGATTTTTTTGCCAAAAAATTAATTCTTCAAGATGCTTTAATTACTGATCATTTTGGTTTCTGGATTTGGGGTCGAGAAACAAACCCTCTAATACCTTTAAGGCAAGATAGCCTTATCAATAAGATCGCATCAGAAGATTCTATTCTTTGCAAATGAACTTGTAATGAAAATATAAATTTTGCAATTTAAGACTTTTGCTACCAACCCTTCTTTTATATTTATACATAAGACAAAAAATGACCCATTTATTTAATGCAGAAAAAGACGTTGAAGTTTTTTTTCGCAACATTTTACAAAAACAAACAGCAGCTAACTTTATTACTGCAAAAGGTAAGGGTTGGCAAACCGACGGTATTATTGAATGGCAAGGTCCAAATAATACTATCTCACTTTTACTAGAAGCTAAATTTAATAAAGATTTAACAGATGTAAAAAACCGTTCTATTGTTTTAGCTCAAGTGTTGTATTATTACAATCGACTTAAAGAAGAAGGCAAATCTTTGCCCAACTTTATTCTCGTTGGTGACGATGCTTACTCTTTTGTGATACCTTTCAATTCTATCGAGTTCTATTTAGATTCTGAAGTTGATTGGTCAAGACCTCCTAGTAACCCAGATCCTGAGCTTAAAATCGAGTTAGATGTTTTTCTTTACAAAACTTCTGAACTTACAGGATTAGAACTAAAACTACATTGCGAAAATCTTTCTCAAGACACAGTTACAAAAACTAAACCCTCAAAAGAAAATCTTTCTCAAATGTATCAATACTGGGTTGACCATATCTTCCCTAAAGATAAATACTCTTCTGTTGAAAGGGCGCACATCTTTTATAATTGTATCTGTTATTCTGAAACAGACGACAATTGTGCTTACTTGCACCCAACTAAAAAAAACATATTAGTAATAGACTCTAAAGAATATCAAATATCTCTATCGGCAACAAATGGTTTTTTTGATAAAGTTCAAAGAGGTTTGCCTGCTATTGAAATTGACGAACTTGTTTCAATGAGAGACAGGATTATTGAAGACGACACCCGTCGTCGTCAAGGCGTCTTTTATACACCGACTTTATGGGTAGATGAAGCTAACTCTCAAATAGATGAAGTACTTGGCGAAACATGGCGTGACGATTGTATCGTTTGGGACTGTTGCGCAGGCACTGGCAATTTAACCCGCGACTATCAATTTGCAAACCTTATTCTTTCTACAGCAGAGCTAACGGACATTCAAGTTATCAAAAGAGAAGATTATAATGAAGGAGCACAAATCTTTCAGTACGACTTTCTAAATCCTGAATCACACAGTCCATTCTTTGACGGAACTGACAATGTGCTTCCACTTTCAGTGAAGAAACTCTTAAAAGAGGGTGCAAAAAATGGAAAAAGGTTGGTATTTCTGATCAACCCTCCCTATGCAGAAGACGGTATTGCAGGAGCAAAAGGTGAAACCCGAAAAGGTGTAGCATCAAAAACCCTTGTCAATAACACCATGCCCAAATTAGGTAGGGCGAATCGACAACTATACACTCAGTTTCTTTACCAGTGTGAGCAACTAGCTTCACATTATGGGTTCAAGAAAAAAACCATAGGAGTATTTTGCAATCCCAATTTTATAACTTCAGCTTCTTTCTTTAAATTTCGAACTTTTTGGTACGATCGTTATTCTTATTATTCAGGCTTTATGTTTCAAGCCTCTCATTTTGCAGATGTCAGTGATAGGTGGGGTATAACCTTTACTATCTGGAATGAGGGTGTTACTGAAGCTAACCAAGACCTTCCCTTCACTCTGAAAGATACGATAGAAGAAAGCGTTATTTCTCTTGGAGAAAAAAACTTATACTCGGCAAAGGGCAGAGAGGCCTCTGTTTGGGTGTCTGCTCTTTCTTCGAAGCCATCAGTTATTGATACACCTAAATTTTCTAGCGGACTAAAAACAAAAGAAGTGCTAGGGAATGATAAAGGTATGATTCTTAATAGTCTAGGGATCATGTGTAACAAAGGAAATAACTTTGTAGATTCCACTACAGGCGTAGCTCTATTAAGTGGGAAACCTACAGATAAAGGCAGATGCAATTTTGATCTTACAATAGGCGAAACTTGGCGTAGAACTATCGCACTTTTTTCAACACGAAAACTCGTAAAGAGTAGTTGGACAAACCAAAAAGACGAATATCTAGCACCTCAGGTTGAAAAAGAAGGCTACGAGCAGTGGGTAGACGACTGCCACGTTTATGCTTTACTTCATACTTCTAACAACATGACCTCCATGAGAGATGTTGAGTATAAAGGTAAAGCTCATAACATCCACAACCATTTCTTTTGGTTGACTCGTAAAGAAGCTCTTGATCTTTATGGAACTAATCGTGAAACAAGAAGCCTTTATAGAGACGCAAAAAGAAACTCAATACCTTTTGTCCTTCAAACGAAAGACGGAGTAGACATCACGCCTCAATGGCGTAAAAATGGCGACCCCTATTTTTCTTCTATACTTCCTGATTTAAATCTCTCACCTTTGGCTTTAGAAATACTTCAAAACCTTAACGATCTTTTTTTAGAAAGCCTACCTTTAAGAAAACAAACCACCCACGTAAATGAAAAAGGCACTTCCATAAAGCTTCATCTAGAAGCTTGGGACGCAGGCGTTTATCAGCATAAAAAACTCTGGTACACAAGCCCTGCTCTAAAGGCCAAATGGGAACTGATACGTCTCAAGCATTCACGTTTAGCAAACCAGCTCCAACCTGGCGTATATAAATATGGGTTCTTAAAATAACCCTAACAACCATTTTTACATCTACGTACAGTAGGTAACATCCACCTTCTAAACATTAGGGCTCCTTACATATGGATCAAAAAAGAAAAAAAATATTACAAAGCATAGACTCTTTTATAATAGACACAAGATATAATCAAGTCGATCCAGATTATTTAGAATTTGAAATTAAAATGTCTTCTATTGAAGATTTGGAAAGAATGAACAGCTGTTTAATTAACGGTGCTTATTCTAAAAACGAAACCTTCTTCAACCATAATCCTCATAATAGTATCTTACTTTATGTTACCGGCTTAACGTCTGAATTTGACTTTAAAAAAGCTCGATCAGACACTATCGGAGGCAGCCCCCCAGATATCGACATAGACCATGATGCTTTAGACCGTGAGACTGCAATTGACTGGTGTATTGACTATTGGGGTCAAGATAATGTTGCTAATATTATTACTCATGGAACATTTAAACCTAAATCTTTAGCGAGAAGTTTCTATAGAATTACTGACGGTGATACGAATCACCTTTCAGAACTCTTAGATTATATTCCTCCACCTAAATTTGGAAAAGAATCAACTCTTGAAGAAATTCTAGATCAACATCCAGAACTAGAAGAAACTGAAAAGTTTTCTGAGTTTTTACATTTTGCAGACAGAATAGAGGGCATGGTGTCCAACTTTGGTATTCACGCCGCAGGATTGATTATATCCGACAACCCAATAAAAAACACTGTACCCCTTTGGAAAAATAAGAAATCTGAAAGAATAACTCAGTTTGACAAAGACGAATGTGAAGAACTTGGGCTTATTAAGTTCGATTTCTTAGGCATTGACACTCTCTCTATTGTTAAAGAATGTACTAAACTTATTTATGACAATCACGAAATTCAATTAAACCCATACGCAATTCCTGATTTTGATACAGAAACTTATTTAACTTTAGAAAAAGGTTTGCTTACTGGGGTTTTTCAAATGGAAACTTCAGGTATGGCCAAGGAATTGATTATAAAAATCAAACCTAAATCTATAGAAGATTTATCTGCTATTTCTGCTTTAAATCGACCAGGACCGCTTCAAGCTGGCCTTGACAAACAGTACATTTTGAACAAATACAACAATTTTGCTCCTGAAGATCTTCCTGATCCCGTTGCAGAAATACTTAAAAACTCTTACTGGACTCTTGTTTACCAAGAGCAAGTGATGGAAATTTGTTCCAAAATCGCAGGTTTTACTCCTAAAGAATCTGATGATATTAGACGTGCAATGGGCAAAAAAAAGGTTGAGGTTTTGAATGTTTATAAAACTCAATTTATAAGTGGTTGCATCAATACTGGCGGTTTGTCCGAAACGTACAGTAATGAACTTTGGGATAACCTTGTTGGGTTTGCTGATTACTGTCTAGCAGCGACTACTAAAATCAATACTTCTCAAGGAGTTTTGACAATTAAAGACATCGTTGATAACAAAATGCAAGTCGAAATCACTTCGTACAACAAAGTTACTGATACAAAATATTCACAGCAAGTAACCCAATGGCACGAAAGAGGCATTCAAGATGTGTTTAAATATACTCTTAAAGATGGCTCTGAAATCAAAGCTACTGAAGATCATAAATTTTTAACAAATGATAACGAAATGCTTGAAATCGAGACCATCTATAAACGAAACTTACAATTAAAAAAGTAAAAGGATTCTTTATGACTACGCATTCTACAAATTCCTCTCACTCTACCTTTATAAAAGACAGCAATGTATCTATAGATGTCCTCAATGTTAACAAAACAAGCACTCATGAAGAAATCATACGATCTCTACCTTCATACCATGATATAGATTCAACGTTATTCCAAGATGGAAATACCATAGCTTTGACGCCTCCAGTCGATCCAGCTCATGCACAAAACTCCATGTTTTTTGTAGATGGTGTTTCTTTGTCCAGGGTAGAGTCTGAACAATCTGTTCAGCAAGGTTATTATTTAACCCCAGATGGGTTGCATTTAACGTTAACTGCTTTTGAAGACTTAGTCTCAAAACAGATTCATGCATTGTATACTCATCAGTCATAATGTTATATTAAATTCAAAACAATAACTTCAATTTTGCAACTTGCAGGAGGTAATTATGACTGTTGTGTACCCCGGCTTAGTAAATATAGACGGCTCTACAATTACTGTCAATACGGTAAACGTTTATGACGATAACCAAAGAACTTATACTTACGACCTAACTGATCAGATTCCTCAATGGCAATCTTTTTCTGAGCTCTCTCTAGAGGATGAAATCTTAGCTCAAGATTTTTTAAAAACTATCAATCTGCCTTCTTCAGCAAGAATCAACACTCTTATAATAATTCTAGACGGTTTGACACTGTCGCCCCAGCTTTCACCTGGCTCTCCTGGTGATTATAAAGTTATCAATTCAACTACACTTGAGTTGTTGTGGCCTGACAATCAACTGCCTCGAATGCACAGTGAGACTGATACTCCAGTCTTACTCGCTCGTTATACTCTGGCTTAAGGATTTAAAAAATGGCTACAAGAAGAACAGATAATCGAAAAGGGTCTCTAGATCCATCAGTAGTTAATAATATAAAAGAAAAAGTACTGTTAGAAGTTCAACAAGGTATTATTGGACCAGCTGGACCTCAGGGTCCTCAGGGGCCTCAGGGTAGTGATGGTGCCGCAGGAAGTCCCGGAGAAAGCGTTAACTTTTCTACTACTTCTACATCTATGCATTCCAATGATTCAAATGGCACTTTAACCGTTACTAGTGGGTTGTCATATGTTGGCGGAGAATATATTTCAATTGCCCCATCAACAGATTTAACCAAGGTGCAAATAGCAACCGTCACTAGTTATTCGACGGATCAACTATCATTTTCTCATGTATCTAACAATGCTAGCGAATTATATTACGATTCTTGGGTAATTAATTTAAGCTCAGCTCCAGGCGTTCAAGGTCTTACTGGGATTCAAGGTCTTCAAGGGGATGTTGGAGCCACTGGCCCTCAAGGTCCCATCGGTTTGACTGGCCCTCAAGGGCCAACAGGCTTAACTGGAGCTCAAGGTCCCGCCGGAGTTGATGGACCTCAAGGCCCCCAAGGAAATCCTGGGCAAACAGGAGCCCAAGGTGTTCAAGGGAACCCTGGAGCGACTGGCCCTCAAGGTCCTGCCGGAGCAGACGGCGCTGACGGAATCCAAGGGTTAAAAGGGGATACCGGTGATGCCGGTTCGCAAGGTGTAGCTGGTAGCTCTGCATACCAAACCTGGATTCTTGCTGGAAATACTGGCAACGAACAAGATTTTTTAGATAGTTTAATAGGCGCAACTGGAAGCGCTGGTGTTCAAGGCCCTGCAGGTCCAGAGGGAGTTGCAGGTACTGATGGAGTTGATGGGAGCCAAGGAATACAGGGGCCTCAAGGGATCCAAGGCCCACAAGGGGTTGCCGGTTTAGGTATTAACCTCAAGGGCAATGAAAGTACTTTCAGTAGTTTAACCCAATATGAAAGTAGCGCAGCATCTGGAGACGCTTACACTATTACTGATGAGAACTACACCTTATATGTATGGAACTCTTCCACTAGTACTTGGGTAGATGGTGGTTCTATCCAAGGCCCTGCGGGCCCTGCAGGCGTTGCAGGACCTAGTGGGGCAGATGGGGCAGATGGATCGACCGGCCCAAAAGGAGACGATGGTGATCAAGGGTTGCAGGGTCTTGCAGGAGTAAATGGTCAAAATGGTTCTGATGGCTCTTCAGCTTATCAAATATGGATCTCTAATGGAAATTCTGGTACTGAAGCCCAATTCTTAGAATCACTTATTGGTCAAGACGGTCAGGATGGTCAAGATGGCGCTCTTGGTGCAACCGGTCCGCAAGGAGTTTCTGGAGATACGGGCCCACAAGGAATTCAAGGCCCACAGGGGCTACAGGGAACAGAAGGTCCCGCCGGACCTCAAGGTGCTCAAGGAGACGCTGGCCCTACAGGGGCGGCTGGTTCAAACGGTTCAGACGGTGTTGCGGGCCCTACCGGACCTCAAGGTGCTGCCGGCGCTGCCGGTGCGGCTGGACCTCAAGGTGATGTCGGTCAACAAGGCCCTACAGGGCTAACCGGGCCGCAAGGCGAAACTGGACCACAAGGTGAACAAGGAATTCAAGGTCAACAAGGAGCAGCTGGCTCGGTTGGTTCTCAAGGACCCGCAGGCACAGGGATTACCTTTAAAGGTTCCGTAGCTGATGTAAATGCGCTAAGCATTATTTCATCTCCCACTCAAGGAGATGCTTATCTTGTTGAATCTAATGATTCCCTCCACATACATGATGGGAGCGTTTTTGTCTCTGGAGGATCCATACAAGGCCCTCAAGGCGTAAAAGGCGATACTGGCGATCAAGGAATTCAAGGAATTCAAGGCGTTGCTGGACAAACAGGCTCTCAAGGCGCAGCTGGACCTGCTGGTTCTGACGGCATTGATGGTTCTGACGGAATTCAAGGCGCCCAAGGCATTAAGGGCGACACTGGAGACCAAGGTTCAACCGGCCCTCAGGGTGCAGCAGGAAGTACTGGTCCTCAAGGAGAGCAAGGTCCAATTGGCCAAACTGGTCAACAAGGCATTCAAGGTGTTCAAGGTGAAACAGGGGATCAAGGTCTTCAAGGTCCAGCTGGACCTCAAGGCGAAACTGGTTCGCAAGGAATACAAGGAGCAACTGGCCCACAGGGTGTTGCCGGCCCTACCGGACCTAAAGGCGACACTGGAGACACTGGTATCCAGGGCCCAACTGGAGCTGCTGGAGCAGATGCAGTTAACAGCGTTATTGCTAGTTCATTAAGCACAAACGCTAGTTTCATCTCTTCTGTTTCTTCAGATTCAACTTTAGCAACTAATGTTGCTTCTGAATTAGGCACCTCCTCTGCAATTACTGGATTGCAAACCCAAATTACAGCAAATGATGGAGACATCACTAGCAACTTAGCGGCAATTCAGAGTAATGATACTGACATCGCAGGTCTTGGTACCAGGATGACAGCGGCTGAAGGTGATATAGATGACCTAGAGTCTGATGTGGCTACTAATACATCGAGTATCAGTACCAACGCCAGTTCAATCAGCACTAATGCTAGTAACATCTCGACCAATACGAGCAACATCAGTGCGAATGACTCTGATATAGCCTCTAACTTGGCCGCCATCCAAAGTAATGATACTGACATTGCAGGTCTTACGACTCGTATAAGTTCTGCTGAAAGCAACATCAGTTCAAACGATACGGATATATCAAATCTCGGTACCAGGATGACTGCTGCTGAGAGCGACATTGATGATCTTGAAACAGATGTAGCCTCCAATACTAGCAGTATCGGATCTCACACAACGAGCATTAACAGCCTTACCTCTACTCAGTCTTCTCACGCTTCAACGCTCACGAGTCTACAGAGTCAGATTACAGGTAATGATGGTGACATCAGCACGAATACTTCTGGTATATCCTCCAATGCGAGCAACATCAGTTCGAATGATACTGATATCACAGCTCTTCAAGCATTATCCCACACGCATGAAACCGCAATTGGACTTAATAGTAATGGCACTTACACTGTTATAGCTGATGCTAACTATGCTGATGGAACCAATTTAAAAACTGCAGTCACTCAACTTGATACACAAGCCAAAAACAATGCTGACAACATTGACCTCCTAGAAGTAAGAGACGGTGGACTATTTGAGCAGCAAGATCATGGTTCTAGTGTTTATTCTGTCATCATGCCTTCAACCATAAAAATTAGCTCACATCTCGGTCCGTTCGAAATTGACATGGCCGATATTATAACCAATAGTGGCGCAGGTGACATCATTTTTTACGGCTGCAAAGCCAAGACACACGAAGACGCCCATTTCGAAGTAGATACCACTAATGGTGATTCAATCTTTACAGGATATCGAAACTAAAAAATTTTACACAGGAGATTAAATTATGGCTTCTAGCTTAAGACAAAAAGACGCCCCTACTGGGGGGGACTTCTCAGCAGGCGGACAAGATACCTTAGGTACCTCAATAGTACCATGGAAAGACGTCCAAACCGTCAATATGACTGCTAAAGGCAATGTTGTAATTGAAGGCAACTTGACCGTTACTGGAAATGCTACAGAAGTTACCGTAGACAAGCTTAGCGTTGAGGAACCGATGGTTAAGCTTGCTAAAATTAATACTGGTGCTGGTACCTCCAGTGCAGATATTGGCTTATATGGTGTAGAAGACACTGACGGTACGCCTAAGTACCACGGTCTTGTTCGTGACGCTGATGATGCAACCTGGAAGCTTTTTGAAGGCAATCAAGACGCACCCGGAGACACTACTGTCGATTTTAATGGAAGTGGCAGCGTTGACGGCACCTTGCAAGCTAAACTAAACCTTCCAGCTGCTGGCGACCTTAAGATCGCTGGAGTTGTAGTAGGTGCAGATGCAGCCGAGTTGAATGTACTCGATGGCGTTACTGCTGGTACTGCTTCCGCTAGTAAAGCAGTTGTGCTTGATACTAATAAAGATATAACAGGCATCAGCACTATTACTGCTGGCACCTTGCTTGCTGGTAACGTTACTATCGCTGGCAATGATATTACCGTAAGTGGTGGCGCTCCCTCCTTCTCTTCTGTTGATATCAATGGCGGCACTATTGATGGTACTACTATTGCAACATCAAATATCACTGTTGGTGTTGGTAAAACTTTGGACGTTTCTGCAGGTACCTTTTCTACTTCGGCAGCACAAAAACTTGCTATCCTGCAAGGCGCTGCCTCAGATGTAGATGTCGGTGCATTTGATTTAAGAGCTAAAACTCTAACTGCAGATGATTTAACAGCTACACAAGTAGTATTTGCAGGTACTGATGGTGTGCTTTCAGATAGTGCAGATCTCACTTTTGTAGCCGACACTTTAACAGCCACCAAGATTGGTGCTTTTGAAGCAGCTGGTGCTATCGATTTTGCTAGCCAAGCAATGACCAATGTAGATATAAATAGTGGTGCAATCGATGGTGTCTCTATTGCAACTTCTGATATCACTATTGGCGCAGGCAAAACTCTAGATGTTTCTGCTGGTACGATTACTTTTGCTGCAGGTCAAATTGCTAATGTTTCACTTGTTAATGATAGCGTAAGTTTTGGTGGCGTATCTTTAGACCTTGGTCAATCTGACGTAACTCCTGCATTTGATCTAACAGATGCTACAAACTACCCTACTTCGAGCCTTGTTGGTACTATTACCAACGATCAACTAGCTGGTTCCATTGAAGATTCAAAACTTAATACAATTACTGCTGGAGATAAAGTTTCTGGTTCGGCTGTTCAATTAGCAACAGCTTCAGCACTTGAAGATTCTACCGGACTTCGATTAAAGTCAGCTGTAGCTGGTGATGGTCTAGATCTTTCTGCTGGACAGATACTGTCAGTCAATGTTGATGACTCTTCTATTGAAACTAATTCTGATACTTTGAGAGTAAAAGCTGAAGGCGTTACAAATGCAATGCTTGCTGGCAGCATTGCGAATGCTAAGTTGTTAAATTCAGCAGTAACAATTACTGCTGGAAGTGGGTTACAAACTGGTGGCTCTGTATCTTTAGGAAGCTCTGTTACTGTTAATGCTAAAGTCGACGATAGCTCAATAGAAGTTGATTCTACTTCTAACGAGTTGCAAGTTAAAGCCGCTGGTATTACAAATGCAATGTTAGCAGGTTCCATTGAAAACGTTAAGCTAGCTAACAGCACTATTTCTTTCGGTGGTGTTCAACTCGCTTTGGGTGCTTCTGACGCTACACCTGCTTTTGATCTTGCCGATGCTACTAACTTGCCTACTACCTCATTAACAGGCACAGTTACAAATGCGCAACTAGCTGGCAGCATTGCCAATGCAAAACTTGCGAATAGTACTATTTCTGGAATTTCTTTAGGAGCCGATCTAAGCAGTCTCGCTGTTGATAACAGCAGTATTAAGCTTAGTTCTGGTACTACATATAATGGTAGCACTGGTCTTACCATTTCTGTAAAAGATGCTGGCATCACAAATGCTATGCTTGCTGGGAGTATTGAAAACGCAAAGCTCTCTAACAGTACTATAAGTTTTGGTGGTGTCTCATTGGCGCTTGGTGCTTCTGATGCCACCCCAGCATTTGATCTTGCAGATGCAACCAATTACCCTACCGCAAGCCTTGTTGGAACTATCACTAATGCACAGCTTGCAGGCAGCATCGAAAACGCAAAGCTTTCTAACAGCACACTAAATCTAGCAGCTGATTCTGGCAGCTCTGATGCTGTCAATTTAGGCGAATCAATCACCTTTACTGGTGGAGATAGTATAAGTACTGTTGTTTCAAACAATACTATTACCATTAATGCCGATGATGCTTCTGGCTCAATTAAAGGTGTAGCGTCTTTTCATTCTGACGATTTTTCTGTTTCAAACGGCATGGTTCAAATAAAATCAGAGGCCATAACTAACTCCCAGCTTGAAGGGTCTATTGCTGACAGTAAACTAAGTCAAATCTTTACCGCAGGTAAAGTTGCCCTTAGTGCTCTTGAAATCGATGGCGAATCTAATAATTGTGCCGTTTTAATGGATGACGACCTGTTCATTGTAGACGATGGAGCCGATGGAACTAACAGTAAGCTGGCAGCCTCAGTATTGAAGATATACTCACGAGGAGCCATCTCAGCCACTGATGCAGGTGGAGATGGAAGCTTTGCTTATAACGCCTCTACTGGTGCATTTACTTACACTGGTCCAAGTGCATCTGAAGTAAGAGCTCATGTTTCTGGCGGTACTGGTGTTACTATTACTGATGGTAGTATTGCTATCGGTCAAGCTGTAGGTACAACTGATAGTGTTACTTTTGGTCAACTTACTCTCGGAACCAACGCTGTAATTACTGAAGCAGATGCAGAAAAAATTGACGATATTACTAATGGTACTGCTGCCGCAAACAAAGCTCTTGTTCTCGATGGTAGCAGTGATATTGCAAGTATTAACAGCTTAACAGCGTCTACTCTTACAGATGGTACTGCTACTTTAACTGGTGGCCAACTCACTGGATTGTTAAATCTTCGCGTTGACAACTTGCAATTAAATGGCAACGATCTTAAATCTACCTCTGGAGATTTAAATTTAAATTCTGCAAGTGGCGACGTCAAGATAGCAGCTGGAGATAATCTTGTATTAGCGTCTGCCGGTAATATTACTGCTGATGGCGATGTTTTAATTAACGGCCTTTTAGAAACTGACGGAATTAGAAGAAAAATAGATATAAAAGCAGACAACTATCAAGTTACTGGTGATGATCATATTGTTTTCTTCAACGTTTCTTCTGATAAAACTTGCACCCTTCCTGCTTCAGATGATTCTGATATGGTTTCTAAAGAATACGTGATTAAAAATGTTGGTTCCAATACTATAACTTTTGCTTCTGATAGTCAGGTTGACGGAGCTACCGCTAGTAGCACAACGCTTACTGCAGGGCAAAAAATAAAAGTCGTAGGCACGTCATCTTTTGGTTGGCAATCAATTTAATCAAAACCAATATACAGTAACAAATAAAGTAATCTCTTGTTTTTGAGGGGTGGTTCGCATTAGCGGGCTACCCCTTTTTTTATATATAAAAAATTCACTACAATAAATAACAAAACCTCAAGGAATTTAAATGCGTATAGTCGCAACCTATGAAACCCCAAAATTCTGTAATTTTTTCAATTCTTCAAATATTGAAACCAATCAAAACAGATTTAATTTTGACGGATTTGAAAGCTCAACCATTTATGCTTCAGACCTGATAGATTTAAAACAACAAGTCGAATCAATAAGTCTTCAAAAAACCTCTCAACGAGGGTTTACCAGACCCTTGAAGCTTAGCGACCTTACAATTAGGATAAGTGATTGATCTATGAAGATAATTTCAAAAGAATATATCGGAAAACAAGAAGTATACGATATTGGTGTAACCTCTCTAGAAGGAAATCATAACTTTGTTTTAGAAAATGGCGCAATCGCTTCTAATTGTTTTAACAAAGCACATAGTGTTAGCTACTCCATACTTACCTATGTAAGCGCATACATGAAAACACATTATCCTGTAGAATTTTTCACAGCATTAATGTCTACACGAAGCAAAACTTTGCAACCTAAAAGCTGGGCTCTTAAAGCCCCAGAATACATTGAAGAAGCTAAAAAATTTAATGTGACTGTAAATCCACCTTATGTAAATCAGTCTGGATTTGAATTCACCATTGCAGACAAAGAAATTTATTTTGGTTTAAATGCAATAAGAGATGTTGGTCGCACAGCAGCAAGAATGATTATTAAAGCTAGACAAAAAACACCTTTTAAATCTGTAAAAGATTTTGTTAGCCGCGTCAATTTGCAAAAAGTAAATACAAAAACTTTCGAAGCTCTCGTCAAAGCAGGGGCTTTCGACAAGCTTGGTTACGATAGAGCAGATCTCCTTGAAAAATGTCCTCAAATATACTCTTATGTTAAGAGTATGGAGGATTATAAACAAAGAGAACTAGACGTAATCGAAAGAAATGCTTACAATGCTAGGATCATTCCGCTCATAGAAAGACGAAATTTCCTTAGAAAAGAATTAAAAAAAATTCAAAATCGAATTGATAAAGATAAGATCAAAGAAGGCGACATGGATAATTTTCATATTCTTTCTTCAGAGCTTGAACCTCTCGAAGACCAAGAGTTGAAAAAAAAAGTTACTTTAAAATCTAAAGAAAAAACTGACTTTCCAGAATTATTAAAAGATAATTTTGTAGAGCTTGGAATGAAAGAAATCTTAGATCAAGCAAATTACATAGGGTGCTATATTGGAGGCCACCCTATGGATTTAATTAAAATTAATAGCGATAAAATTTCATTTCTAAACGAATCGCAATATGCTAACGTTGCTGGCGTCATACTTTCCATAAAGAACATAGTCACTAGGAAGGGTAAGAATATGGCCTTCATTGAAATCAATGACAAAACTGCTACTGCAGAAATTGTTATTTTTCCTCAAATGTGGTCTAAAATTTCTAAACTCAATCTTAAAGAGACTGACATTGTTTGCTGCAAGGTCAAAGTAGAACGTACAGAACCTGATATAAAATTAATTTTAAATTCAATTGTGCTATACGAGGTGTAGATATGAGATGGACCCCTGAAGAAGAATATTTATTGCAACTCTTTACAGGTGAAAAAACTTTTAAAGAAATAGCTGAATTAATCTCTTTAAAGCATACCAATGGAACTCCTGGCTTCCCAGTTAAAAGAACCTTTCATGCTGTTAGGACTAAGATTTCTAGAGATAATATTTCTGAATCAACAATTCCAGAATACGATAACGCTTGGCGCTCCATTATAGACGCCGCTAAAGAGTTTAGGTCGAGCAGCGAAAAACTTGATTTGGGTCTTACTACTAGTAAAAAAAGAAAGATCATATCTTTCAGCGATCTTCACATCCCCTTTTTCTTGTGGGAAGATATGAAAATTGCGTTAGAACAACATAAAGACGCTGATATCGTTGTTTTAAACGGAGACATCTTGGACGCTTACATGTTTAGTACTTTTTCTAAAAGTAAAAACATTGCAGCAATAAAAGAATACAAGGCAGCTTTTGATTTAGTTCATTACCTTTCCAGTAAATTCCCTATGGTTGTTTTGGTTTCAGGGAATCATGATTATCGTACTACTCGTGCCATTAAAAATAGTGGAATATCTTCAGATGTCATGAACGTTTATCGCCCTGACCTATTATGCAGAATAGCAAATGGTGAGCGTTTAAATTCATTTGGAGATTTAGAAAAAATGCACGATTTTTCTAATGTCCATTATCAAAAAAATGACTCTTGGTACGTGCGAATTGGTAAAACTATTTTTACGCATCCAAGTGGTTTTGCAAGCAAGTACCCTGGCGCTACAGTAGTAAAACTACTTGACCATTTTTCTAACAGAATGGATCAAGATGATTTTGATTCTATTGTAGTAGGCCATACACATAAAGTGTATAAAGGCATAGTGGCTGGAAAGATGCTTATCGAGCAAGGCGCTATGGCTCACAAACTACCTTATCAATTCAGGGCAGATTTGAGATTCAAAAATGCAATGAATGGCTACGCAGTCATCTATCAAGACTCAGAAGGTAACACCAACTTTAACGATTCACATCCTATTTATTTAGGATCCCATTTACCCACAAAAAAAGGCGTAATTTAAATGTCAGAAGAACAACTAAACCCTGAAATGCAAGAGCAGTCTGTACCTTTCGGATTCTTAATTCCACTAACTCAAGCTTTGGAAGCTCGAATTGATTATAATTTCAATTCAATGATTCAGCTTTCTCTACTGGTAGAGTATCTTTACCAAGAACTAGAAGAAAAAGGCATGGAGGTTGAAATGGGCGACAAATTCCAAACTTTTCAAGATGAACGTGTCGCAGAGATTAAAAAGCAATTCGAATTACAAAAAGCTGAAGCTGAAAATGAAGAAGCAGAAATAAACTTAGAGGATAATTAATGACTTGGTCTTTTATTAAACATATTTCAAAATACCTTGAACGCCCAAAACTTGATGAACAAAAAGCACCTACGCTTTGGCCTTCTTCAGCTACTTCAATTATTGAAGGACAGGTTATTGGAAAGTGTAAAAGGCAATCTTATTTCAGGTTCGCTACAGATAGCTATTACTTTGACAAGAAGTATGAACATCTTGAACCTTTAATAAATGTCCTTCATGAAAACAAGCTTGCTCCAAGTAAATATTTGCGCTGGATTTGGATACAAGGCCAGCTTTATGAAGATTATTGCGTAAACATGGCAAAAGAGTCCGGCGTCTTTATTGCTGGTCAAACTAGTGTTTACATTCCTCAATATAATGTTTCTGGTAAAATTGATCTAATTGTAATCAATCCAGAAACCACCAAAATGCATATTGTAGAAGTCAAATCCGTTTATGGGTTCAATGCTAATACTGTACTCGGTACAGAGTCTCAATATAAGAAAAATCTCATTGGCACTCCTAGAGATTCTCACTTGATGCAATTAGGTATATATCAGTGGTGGTACGCTAATAATAATGAAGAATTTGGTGAAGGCCTGCTTACTTACGGGGCTAGAGATACAGGCAGGTATGCAGAATATTTGGTCACTGTAGAACAAGAAGAGGATGGTCTAGACTACATTTATTATCAAGGTCACACTCCAATCCTTGGTGAGAAGATTAATTCAGGCATTACTATCCAAAGTATACTCGAGGCTTACAAGCTAGTCTCAGATTCTGTTGGTTCTGAAACAATATCTATACCTCCTCCTGATTATGAATTGAATTATTCAGAAGAAAAGATCACTGACCTTTATGACAAAGGTCTCCTAAGCAAGACAGATACAACCCAGTACGAGAAGCGTAAAAAGCAACTAGAGGAGGGCAAAAAACGTATCGTCAAAGCTGTCGAAAAAGGTGATTGGCAGTGTCGTTTCTGCGACTATAAGAATGTTTGCACCGACAAGGAAATGTTAAAAGACTTCTTATGAAATCAAAAGACCATCTTTTACATAACGATTCAGTTCTTAACGGTGAAGTCAAGATTTCAACTGATGATGTTTTACTCCAACCGCGTGCTGGGGTATTAAAAAGCAGGTCAGATGCAGATATAGATTTTACTTATATTTATAGCAGCCCAATGGACACCGTCACTGGTCTTGAGTTTGCTAAAACGTTTTTAGAATTAAACCAGGCACCTGTTTTCTGCAGGTACCTTGACGAAAAGCACCTTGTCACTTCTTTAGAGCTTTACAGTTCCTCTGAAAATTATTGGTTTTCAGTAGGTGCTAGCATCACATATTTTTCATTTTTAAATGATTGGATAAAAATTAATAAACCTAATGCTTCTATAAATATTTCCGTTGATGTTGCTCATGGAGACATGGTTGAGCTTTATAAAGTTTATAATAAGTATTCAAACGTTTCTTGGTGCAATAACTTAATGTCAGGAACTGTAGCTACTTATAAGTCAGCTTACAATGTTTATAGAGCAGGCTGCTCTCATATAAGAGTCGGCATGGGCCCCGGCTCAGCTTCTACAACTAGAACAGTTACTGGTTGCGGCGTTCCAAATCTTTCTGCTGTCTATGAGACTTGGTTTGGATTTTATACTCAAGGTATAAAAGATAACGTTACCATAATCGCAGACGGTGGAATAAGAAATACTGGAGACGCAGTAAAGTATCTTTCCGCAGGTGCGGATGCAATCATGCTCGGAAATTTACTTAGTAAAACTGTTGAAAGCCATGGGTGGAAAGAATCAAAACTTTTAAAGTTTTTCAATAAAATTTCTTTTGGTACGCTCTTTAAAAATCAATACAGATATAAAAATTACAGAGGTAAGGCTTCTGAATCTTTTCAACAAGAGTTTTTTTATAAAAAAACCATCACCCATATTGAAGGGGAGCAAGGTGTTAAACAATACCCTGAAACTACTTTGAATCAGTTTGTCACTAATTTCAACAACTCTATTGCATCTTCTTTATCATATTTAGGTCTCTTTTCCATAAGAGACCTTTCACCCCTAAATGTAAAATTCATTAAAGTTTCTAACAACTCTTTAAAAGACCCCCCCCAAAAAAATATTAACTAAATAAAGATTAAAAAAATGTATATAACTGATACCGACGAAGTCATCACACTATTAAGATCCAAGCTTCCTGAGTACCTTCAAATGAAACTAGGTAAAGATTTAGATCTATCTAAAAAGTTCAATTGCTTTTCTCATGATGATAAAACACCTAGCATGGGCCTCAACCCAAGAACCAACAACGAGACCGTTAAATGTTTCAGTTGCGGTTTTTATGGTGATATATTCACTTGCGCTGAGCATTTTGACCAATTGCCTTTATCAGGTTCAGATTGGCTGTTAATCACAATACCAACACTTTGTGACATGCTTGATATACCTTATTCTCCAGGCGTCTTGTCAGAGCAAGACAAAGAGCGAATCAAGTTATTTAAGCTGGCTCAAGATATCTCAGATATAATGGCTACTATAAACCCAAACGACAACGATTACATGCTTCAACGCAATTGGATTCAAACTTTTGTTCCAGCAGCCTCCCTTGACAAGGATGAACTAGTTGCAAAACTTGTATCAAAGGGCTGGGATTCTAGCTATATTTCAAATACTAATTTAATTAGCACTAGATTCGTAGACTATTTTGGCTCAAACAAGGTTACGTTTTCCATCAAGGACCATGCAAAACGGACTGTTGGTTTTATTTGCCGAAATCAAAACTTTGAAACCCTTAGTATACCAAAGTACACCAATAGTCCAGAGTCTACGATTTATAAAAAGAACAAAGCGCTCATGGGCATAGACGTAGCTTATAGAGATGCTAAAAAATATGGCCTATATGTTGTTGAAGGACCTGGCGACCTTATGCAGCTTTATCGACTCGGTATAAAAAATGCCGTTTCTGTTTGCGGCACCGCTTTCACTGAAACCCATCTTCTTTACTTGAAGCAAATCGGAGTTAGAAAACTATACTTAAACTTTGATTGGGACCAAGCTGGTTATGCTGCTACTCAAAGAGTTCTAGAAAACATCTTGAAAGCAACTTCTGGAATAAGCACTTATGTGGTGATGCCTCCCGAAGATTCCGAGTTTAAAGACACAGATGAATTTTTAAAGCAGTCAACCTCTCCTGAAGATTATCTTAATCTAACGAAAATATCAGCATTTGAATGGCAATTAAATTCTTTTTCAGAAAACCATACCCCAGATGTAATCTGTCAAAAAATGGTTCCTATAATTGCTTCTGAAGAAACAGAAGTCAAAAGAGAACTTTTAATTAAAGAGCTTGCTCAGTTCACTACAGTTTCAACTTCTTCAATCCTAGCAGATGTAAACGCCATTAGATCGAATAAATTTTCTCAAAAATTAGAGAAAACAAAAACAGCTGCAGAAGCCTATATGCGAGCTGTAGACCAAGATCCTGATAACATTAGGGCTCATATGGCCTCTCATGAACAAATGCTTGAATTGATTGAAAAGGAATATAAATCAGATTCAATCGGTATCAATTATCAGATCAACAGGTTCGATGCAATACAAGAACTTAGAGCTTCTGCTTCCACTGATCTTTCCGCAGCCGGTTTCAAAATGAATTATTTTGAAAGCTTTGCCAACAATATGAATGGTGGGATGAGTTGGTCTTCTGGCGCACTCATGTATGTCGGTGGTAGGGCTAACTCCGGCAAGACCGCTACTTGCTTAATGATTGGTACTGACGTTGCGTTATCAGACGAAAACGCGACTGTACTAATTCATAGTACTGATGATTCTTACGAGCAAATTGAACCTCGTATCAAGACCAATATATATAGAATGCTCTACCCCGAAGGGGTTCCTCTCAGTATCGGTATGGTTGTTCAACCCAACTCTTTCTTAAAGGATCTTCCTGTAGAATACACTCATGCTTTTGAGAAAGCTAATGAGCATTTTAGAGAACTAATTCAAAGTGAGCGATTGGTCATCATCGATAGTGAAGATGGGGCAACATTATCCACCTTGGAAAGAAATTTACGATACTACAGAAATCGTTATCCTGAACGAAAATTAATGATGATTTGTGACAACACCCACAACTATATGGATTTTATGAATCTTGAGCAATCAAGTAGAATGACTTCTATATCTAATCAGCAGAAAAATCTTACAATTAAATACCATGCTTGCATGATAGCTACAGCAGAGTATCGTAAGAACATGCCTATGGATCACAGTAAGATCAAGCTACCCGTAGATGACGATCTTGCTGATGCGCGCGCTTTGATGTATAGACCTAATGTTATATTTCACGTTTACAATGACATGCATGATCGTAAGGAACATTGCGAAATATTTTGGAAAGATCAAGAAAGTAACATGTACCCAAGACTACTTCTTAATTTTACTAAAAATAAAATTAGCGGTTTCAAAGACAAGCTTGTTCTTGATTTAGATCCAAAAACTGTCTCTTTGACGCCAGTCAATGCTGATTCTTGCTTGAATGATGCAGAGAATTTTAGAGATTTAAAGTCTTCTGGCTACCTTTCTAGTGATGGTAAGAAAGTCATTATGGTCAACTCAGAGGAGTATTCAAATGACTAACCATCTATCTAAACAACTCATTTCTTTCGACGAGTTGTCTTGTGAAGAAATTGTTTTACAAAAAAACAGAACTTTACATTTCAAGAATACTTCTCAGCATAATATGTCTCTTTATTGTATTTCTGGAATTGCTATAATCCATGCCCTCGACTCAACTCTCTCTCTTATTGATACTACCCCTATGGTTTCCGGAGAGGTCTACGTTCTTACTGAAAATACTCAAACTTTTCTGATAGAATCTTTAAACACGACAGATCACGATTTAAAATTTTTAAAAATACTCACAAGGACTTCTAATGCTTGATTCTAAGACGCTCGGTATCTACATACTTAAAAACAAAACTTTTTACTATCTTGAAGCTGGAGATAATTATATAGGCACTTCAATTGATAGAATTAAAAAAGCTTTAATACAAAGAAACTTAATTTTACCTCAAATTAATACAAATTACTCTAAGCCTCTTTATTCTGTAATAACTTACGATGAAGCTTATAGAAATAGCTATTCTGTTGAGCCTATCTTTTTGTCAAAGCATATAAAGCTTATGTACAATGAGAAGCAGGCAGAAGAGAAAGGTAATTTCAAATGAACGTTATTTTAGAGAAAATTCAAGATTTAAAAATTTTCATCATGTTTCTTTCAAGCATCTTCCTCTCTGGGATCCTTGTTGGGTACCTTTTAAGTCCAAAGCCCAAACCTAAGGAAATAATGTGTGCTAAAGAAATAAAACAAGTGGTTTTGCTTGGGTCGCAAATTAAAACTTTGCGTGAAAAACATTTAAATAAAATAAAAACTTTTCAACATGAATGTATTATTGAGCAAAATCAAATTTGCTCCCAAAAAATAATCCGCTATCGCGCTGCTTGTTTGGAATTAAAATGCGAAATCTGCAAGGCATCTAAATGAAAAAAATACTATTTATATTTCTTTTTCTATTTTTTTCAACTCCAGCATTTGCTGCTAATCAAGAAATAGCAAATTTAGCTTTAGATTCTTTAAACTTTAAATTAAAGCTCGGCAATTATTATATCTCTGCGCCTTACCATTTACCTGGCGATGTTGTTCTTGACGAAGGTTATTTAATTTCAGTCCCAGACCTAGCTTTGCTTAAGGTTGAGATCGATTCAATAGAATCGACTATGGCTGCTAATTTAAACTTGCTTTCTAAACAATGCCAAGCAGAGCTTGCTAATTGTCAACAAGATGCAGATGATAGATTTGTTGACCTTGTTAAAGAGAATGATTTTTTATCTGAAAAACTCTCTCTCCAAGAAAGCCTTTACCGGGCTCAAAAAACTAAAACTATCATTTATACTTTATCAGGAGTTTTCATTACAGGTCTCACTTCTTTCCTGATCGTCAAAATGGTTTATTAATGGTTAAAGAATCAAATTTTAATACATTTTTATATTGCTCTAAACTTAGTGATTTTGGCGGATCAGTTTACAGCCTCCATCCTTCACAATTGCTAATTTATTGCTCTTTGAAAGATTTAAATTTAAAGATATTTAAAAATGAAGTAACTGATTTAAATAAAACTTTTATTGAACTAGTCAAAAAAAATATAAAAAAATATTATCCAAATTTAACTTCCCTAGATGATTTACAATATTTAATCAACTGGTCTATTAACTTGTATAATAGCTTTTACAATTTGTTTCCAATCACCAAGTTCACACCTTTATCAGTTGATTTTGAACCTATCCATAATATAAATAATTTTTCTATAGCTTATAAAACTGATATTATCCTTTTTGAACAGTCTACTAGATCTAAAATTCATATTCTAAATTTTTACCCTACTGTAGACGAACATTTAAAGCAAAACGATTTTTTATCTTCTGCTAAAATATCTTTTTTTAAAGAGGTATACTCTAATTTGACGAATCAAATTTCTGTAAAAGTGCATTACCTTTCTACCGCTCCTGCTTCTTTTAGAAATAGGAGTCAAAGAAATTATTCTTTCAAACACTTTTCCAACGGAAGAGTTAAAAAAGCTCATCAACAAAATTATATTGACGCAATTGAATATTATACGTCTTACCAAACTAAGACGGTTACCAAACCCTATTGTGTAGATTATCATTGTCAGAAAAGGAAAGAGTGTCAAAATGGCTGAATATGGAGACTTTAAAATAGCTTCTAGAGCAAGGGTAAACTTACCACCCTACATGTTTCAAGGTGGCCCTTGGGTCCATATGGCGACAGCTAAAAGATCTTTGTCTGAATATGTTGCTTTACTGCACGAACCTACAGGTAAGATTTATTTAGAGCAAATAAGCGCTACAGGCAAGTTTCATCATATTCCAGATGATAAACTTTGGGTAGATCTTTTGAACTTTTTAGTCGACCAAGGTGTTTTAGGTTTTGATAAAGATAAAGAAATTATAATAGGAGAAGACTTTAATGCCTAGGTCAAGCTGGAAAAATCAATACTACACTTACCCTTCAGCATCAAAGCTTCATAAAAAACTTAAAGAAATTTTTGTTTCCGATAACTTCTTCAAACAGCTTCAGTGCTATCAAGAAGTCCCTTTGGTAGACCTTGTTCCTTCTTATCCAAACCGCATGGACGCGATAGATTGGTACGTAGACGAATACAATATCATCATTGAATGCCACGGCATTCAACATTACAAGATGCAATCTTTTGGATCTAAAGATTCTGTCTTTAATCAGAAGAAAAATTTCAATAATATTCAGTACCGTGATAACAGAAAAAAAACAATGCTAATCGATGCAGGTTATGATTACCTAGAGATACCTTATACTGATTATACAAAAATTACTCCTGCCTATCTAAAGCAAAAAATCTTTTACGAAAGCTAAAAAATGAATCAACTGAAGCAAAATTTAATCTCTCAGCTATTAATGACTAACGATTTCGAGTCTTGGAACTGTTTCGAACCAAAATATTTTGGTGCAGATACTAGGTCCGTTCCATTTTTTACCGAAGTTAATCAAGACTCTGCTTTGCTTTTAATAAGCCAATTAAAGCATCTTGAAGAGTTAGATAAAGAGCAGCAAATTACAATTCTTTTAAATACTCCTGGAGGATCCTTAACAGATGCCCTGGCTATATACGATGTTATTACACAAATATCTTGCCCCGTAGTTGTTCACACATTAGGCCTGTGCGCAAGCGCAGGGTTATTGATTTTAAGCGCAGCAGATTACAGAATCTGTTCTCCCAACACGACCTTCTTTTATCACCAACCTGTAATGGACGGCTCTCATATCAATTCTATTGATAGCATGTCCCATTTAAATGACCATTATAGTCATTGTAAAGAGCTCACTGATGATATAATTAAAAATAGAACAAAAATAAAAAAGTCTCTTTGGACTAAGAATTTTGAAGGCAAAACAAATTTTTATTTTAATTCAGATGAAGCTTTGGCTTTTAAGCTAGTCGATATTGTTTCTCAAAGTTCAAAACTTGACTTTGAAATACAAAAGGAGTCTTGATATGGCTTCGAGAGGTCGAGGAGCAAGAATAAAAGGAGCTGCTTTCGAAAGACAGCTTGCTAAATACTTTACAGACAATACAGATTTTGACGCAAAAAGAGGAATAGGTCAATCTAGATCTGGAGGCTCTGAAGTCTCTGATGTTGACATGCCGGTCATACATATAGAAGCTAAACGTCATAAAAGGTGCCATATAAAAGGTGCTTTAAAACAAGCTATCAATGATGCTGATATTAACGGTAAGATTCCCGTTGCTATAACTAAAGATGATAGAGAAGATATACTTTGCACCATGCTGTTAGATGACTGGATACATTTTTTTAACGCTTATGTTGAAAACAATGAATTACAAAAATAGTTTATTTATAGATTCTTATCAAGATTTTTTGTCTTCTTATAGGTCTTACAAAACTTTAGCAACTGCATCTTCTTTAAAAAATTGTTTAGAATTAATGCAACCTTGTTTTCAAGTCTGGGAAAAAGATTTTTTTTCTCCAGGCCATAACGATAATATAAACATTCTAACTTTATTCTCTTTGCTTGTTAAAGATGATAAACCAAAAGCTTCACTTTCATTTAAAACAAAAGCTTACAAAGACCACCTTCTTTTAAACCAACTTAAATTTACAGACCATTTAAACGAATCATTCTTAATGCACATGCAAAAAGAAACAATCCTTTATGATAATTATTCTAAGGATTATAGATTCCTTTTTTATATAGCTCAAGAAATCAAATACGGTCTTTTCAAAATAATAAGAAAGATTCTTCAATACGTGAAGAGAGACTTTCATTCAAACCCATCAGCAGTTTCTTTTGCTCCAACTCAAACCTTTGACAATCACATAAACTTAGAGTTGCATTTCCTTTTCCATAGTAATAAACTTTTATACTCTATACTTATAAGTTTAATGTACGAAAACAGTACTTGGAAAAACGTAAAGAAGAAATTCAATTTAACTAATCAAGATTATATTCTTTTAAAAAAAGAGGTAAATTCATGGACAAACATAGTGCTATCAAGCAGCTAGGCAATAATCCTTCTATAGCTCATCAACAGTCTTTAGTTCAAAAGCTTTCAGGACCAAAGATAAATAAACAAGTTAAAATGATAATTCCTGGCGGAGCCAACCTTACTGAAAACATTTCTAAAGATCAACTCTCGTCAGCTGTTTTTACTTGGCTGAGAAGATGCAGACATTTCAAAGATGTTACAATTTCTTTTGCCGCTGATTTGAAGGATGTATCCACTCACTCTAGTTGTGTTGTAGACTTCAACCAAAATGGCAAACTCCCAGAATGGGAAGTTCAAGGGAAGCGTTGGCTTTCAGAAAGAATTTCCGAAGTACTTGCAATGGACAATGTCATTGGTGTTAAAGTAGATAAAGTAGGTATCCATGCTATTTTAGACACAGATCATTCTTTTAATTCTAAATCGCCTAACTGGTTACCTCATTTACTTTTTACACCTAATAAACCTAACGGAGGGTTTTGATATGAGTTTATTTAAAGAAAGAGTTGCAAGCTCTAAAAGGATTGTTGCGCTTGAAAATGAAATCATTTCTCTGAAGCAACAATTAACTTCTAACCGTGCTGCAAGTCAAGGAACTAAAAACATTGCATCTCTTAAAGATGCAATTGCTAAGCTTCAGTCTGATTACGACAAGTGCAAAGCTGAACTTTTGGATTCCCAAAATCTTTTTGAAGTCGCTATTCAAGAGATGGCTGATCTAAAGTCGGATCTCAAAAAGATCCGATCAGAAAACACTAGACTCAAAAAGAAATTAAAAGCTCCTGAAGTTTCAGACCTAAACGTAGAGCAAGATTAATGTCCTGCTCTAAATGTAAAGATAAAATGAAAAAGGCCCTTCAAGAAGTTTTAAAAAAGAAGTATTTGAATTCTTAGTCTATGTTAGGAATATCTTCTAAAATAGATATTCTTCTCTCAAGAGACCTTACCGTTTCGTTCAATACTGCCATTTCAGTGCTCATTACAGATATTAACTGTTGAACCTGATTGATAGAAGCAAGATTGTTTTGTGCGGTAAAGATATCTCTAACTCGTTCTTCTAAATTACTAATTCTTCTTAACGTACGTTGGTCGAACTCTTCGTTTATATCAATTCCCATGTCATCCTCCGTTCATTTCAATAACTTTAATTATTACTCCGCTAATCACCCCACCCACAGCTCCCCAACTTAATTTTTCAGCTATTGATACTTTTAAAGATGTTATCTCTTCTTTAGTTTTAGAATCACTTCTTTTTAATGTTTCCACTTCTGATTCTAATTTAGAAACTTTTATTTTTGTTTCTGATTGAGATATTGCAGTTTGATTTAGCTCATTCAAAAGTAAATCAATCTTGTCAGACAATTTTTCCAAATGCTTATCCAAGTTAGACTCTATTTCTTTCAAACGGTAAGAAACTAAATTCATATCTGGCAAAGGTGTGTCGTTATTTGGCATTTTCAATCTCCATCAAAAAAAATATAAAGGCTTTTATAGATTTATTTTATTGCTTAAACACCGATAAAATCAATCTGTAGCTTCTAAATTTAAAAAGAAGTTTGAGTTGTCAAATCCGGTCTTTTCATAAGTGTTTAATAATAATCCAAAATATTCCTTATTGTCTATTCCGACACCCCCTAAACTCCCTTCAAAATTACCAATACCTTGGTTGTTTGTGGCTACGTCCACGTTCTCTTTGTCCATTACAAACAAGTCTGATATTGTCACGTATGAATTTGCTGAAAGTTGGGCTGTATCTGCTTTTACAAAAGAAAATCTTATTTCATCAGAATACAATTCCGCGCAAGTAAAGCTAAAGTCTTCTAGCTTTAAATTGCTCCCAGTATTGTTTCTAAACAGAAACATCACAGGACTTTCTCCTGGCCCAATTTCATAATGCGGATAAGAGTAAGGAATTTCTTTTGTAAATGGACCTAAATGGCACTGCTCGTAATTTTTAAGAACTCCGTTATTTGGAGACGGAGCTTCAGGTATTGCTTTCGGTACCCATGCTCCAGGTTGAGTATTGTTTGGGTCCGTGTCGTCTACGTGCGTCTCATCCCAAGTTAACACATGTCCATGCGTTGCGTTACTAATGTCTGCGTCTAGCAGATCGTCCATATATTGAACGCTGTTGCTTTCAAATAAAGAACTTGATGCTACAGGTATCCACGCTCCGTCTTCTCCGTCTTGAGCCGCCTGATCGTCTTTTGCAGAGGGGTCCCAAACTAGCACATCGTTTTCTTGCAATGTGTAAGCCGCCGTATTGACATCTCTTAACTCTGTTATATATTTTACGTCACTACTTCCTGGTTGCCAATTCCCTGACTCTTCATTCCAAATCAAAGAGTCGCCGCCTTCTGGCGGCACACTTGTCACGTCTACGTCGAGTAAATCTTCAAGCGCTATAGCCCAATTTAAATTTGGATACTCTAAGTTAGCAACATTGTTTAGCCCTTCAATTTCAAGTATATTATGCCCAACTGTTAGCTGCTTTAAAACTTCGTAAATATGCTTCGATAAAGGCCAAGTTTGCTTACTCCAGGCTTCATTACAATTCAAGACAAAGGTTTCTCCAAAACTGTCTGTTTTAAATCTTTCAACTTTTGTTTCTAAACAACTTAAGGCATTTTCCAACGGGCCTAAATCTACAGACCTACGTCTTTCTTGAGTTATCAAGGGACTTAGGTTGGACCATATATGTTGGATCGATTCTTTTATAGTACAAGGCCGCCCATCTACATCAATGTTGTTTGACTTGAACCAAAAGACCTCTTCATTGAACTTGTTGTTCCCATCGCTCTCAAGCCAAGTTGCTATTGTCATTCCAGATATTCCATGATTGACAGCATCTTTAGGATATTTAGGCGCCGAGCAAAGAGTGGAATAACTTGTTACAATCACTTCATTTAAATAACTGCTAATTGTACTAAAATCCAAAGCATTCCTACGACTATTTAACACGAAGCTTTCTTTCAGCTGCACGTTTCCTATTTCAGAACTGCTAATTTCTATTCTTTTGTTTAGATTATTTAAATAATTCGTTGGTTCTAACATTATATTACCCTAACTTGAATTTGATCGATTTTTGGAGTTACACTTGAGTCTGAAGACTTCAATACCGCTTTTACATACAGCTCGTTATTGCTGCTAGTTTCGTTTATTGGATTCTTTTTTCTGCACTTGAATTTATAGTCTTCTATTTTTGCTTCACTTGACTCTTCTTTTGCATTTACTGCGATGAAGACTGCTTCTTCAAGAACACCAGCGTCATTGGTGAAATTGCTATTAATAAAAGTAAACTTGCTTAAATCTTTGTCTATAAGAAACCTTTGGTTTGAGACTTCTTTTAGCTCGTAACTATACACATCATTTTTTGCTAAATAAACTTTTTCTCCAGCAAAAAAATCAGAATATTCAAACCCCTCTACAATGTACTTATGATTGTAAGGATACAAGATATCTTCTTCTCTCAGCTGTAATTCAGTTTGGAACAAGCCCTCCTGATCTTCATCTAGGTCAAACCAGTTTTCTTCGCTTGTTTTGAACTTATGACTTCCGTAACTCAAGAAGTGTTTTCCGCTAACTTGCTTTTCATTTATGAAGCAAGACCGCTCTCCAAAGTCCAAGTAGCGCCCTTCAGGCTCTTCTATATTTATTATACAACAGTAATATTTATTTTCATTTAAGTACCAACCTTCTTTCGCAGAATACGTAGTTTTGTTCTTCTTGTTACATACGTTCCTCTTTATGATTAGAGATTTTTTAACGATCTCATTGAACTTTTCTTTCTCCACGTAAAGGCTCAAATACTTCTGATGCGCTAGCGGTTTCAAATCAATCTTGCTCGTATCTTCTATAATGTTACTCAACGCATTGTTTTCACCGAATGTAAATTTTTTAAAAACTCCATTCCCATCAAAGGTCTCTTCGCCTTCTTCAAATTGAATTACTTTTTTGCTCGTATCATTGTAATCTGCTTTAATCCAATTCAAATTGTCTTTAGACAAATAAAAATCTACTGAAGTTTTTTCTGGAACTATACAGCATGTTCCGCCCTTGATGGTGGCCATTGAAAAGTTAACTTCATTTCCTTCTTCGTCTAAAATTTTATATGGTCCTAGGTTTAAAATAGACTCTTCGTTAATTTTAAATGCTTTTGTTGTACCGCCTAAAAAGTCTAAATCGAATATGTATACATAGTCCTCTCCATCTTTGTAGTCATAACCATTTTTGTTGAAAACAAGTTTTATTGAATTAACATTTTTTTTGTTAATCTCTACAAAGTTTTCATTGTTATCGATTGCTAAACTGCTTTCAAAGACCTCTTTGTATTGCGAAGAACTATCATTATAGTAGCAACTATAGAAGATTTTTGAATTTGACTCTATCGCTTGTACAGTGAATTTTATAGTATCAATTTCTTTTGGTTCATCAAAATCAATACTTACTATAAAGTCTATACTATCGTTAGGTACTTTAGAAAAACCTAAAACTTTAAAAAAGCTGCCATCTTCATTTACAGCATTTGAAATATCATTAATATTTCTCTGTCCAAGACTTCGCCCTTCTCTAGAAGCAAGCGAATAAGATAAATTTTTACTTTGGAAGTTTTCTCCTGCAATTTTTGTGTACCCAAGAGTGACTTTTCCATTCAACATATAGATGTTGCTTTTGTTAAAATCTATATTCTTGTAATCTTGAAAGTTCTCAACGAAACCATGCGTATAAATGTCGTCTTTTGAATGTAACAAAAGGTTTTTGTTAATGTTTCTTTCAAGCGTTTTTATATGCTTCAAGCTTTCGTTAAATTTATTAGCGTATAATCTGAATTCATTTTCAGTTTTTTCGTCTATTTTTTCTAGCTCGTTTGATATAAATTTTTGCTCTGAAATAAACCTAGATACAACTTCATTAAAATTCTTTGCAGAAGACTCTTTGTTTACGCTTTGATTGAACCTTTGTTCTTCACTTCCATTGAGCCCAGTCTCTTCAAAATCCGGATGGTCAATCAAATGCTTGTTATACATGTAGTCTAACTCTCTTTGAGAGGGAGCTCTACTTTTTGTTTTTACAAAATCTTTTATTAAATGCGACAACAGTAATTTTTTTTTACTCATTTTTAATTCATACCTATCTTCAAGCTATATAAAATCGGAGAGTAAAATTTTTCAAGCCCTTTTAAAGAGGTCTTGTTTTCTACTTCATGCCAGAAAAACTTTATCTTATTGTTCCCAGTTCCAAACTCTTCTGTCTCTACAGAAACAATCCCGTTCTTTTTTTCAAACTTAAACTCTTTTATCTCATGATACAAATTATACTCTACTTTGATATTCCCGTATTTGCATCTGAATCTACTGTCTTCGACTTCCGTTAAGTTGGAAAAATAAATAATTCCATTTTTATAATCTACTGAATACTTATATGTGTCATCAGTTTTATTGTTTAGATAATAGTACTCTATGTAATAACCTTCAGCATAGGCTTTGATGTCTTCTTCGGGTTTATTTAATTTGAATATTATTTCGTTTTCCGGAACTTGATCCAGTAACTCGCTATCAAGTTCTTTCCCAATTTTATTGTAAATTTTAATGCTTTCGCTATAGCTGCTCAATTTATAAGGGATCTTATCTGCAGTAAAAAGAACGAACTCGCTATCTCCTTCAGATGACCATTCTATCTTTGGGATGAAATCTTTTTTCATCTTTTTGATATTTAAAAATTCAGTGTACCCATCAATGAACGCTACTTCTTTGTAAGCTCTTGCTACAGGCCCTGGGCTAAATTTTAATGTGCCCTCTATTATGTTGCTTACACCCTCTATGTTTCGCTGTTTAATTCCTTTGCCGACTTCTCCTTCATGATCGTTAAAAGAAACGTGCTCTGGGTACAAAAACAAACCTTTCACTTCATTTTTGTTTCCCCAAATTTCAAACTCGTTTTTATTTAAAGTTTTTACATTTTCTTTTTTATAATTAATCTTAATTTGATTTTCAGTTTCATTTAAATGAACAATTCCTCCGTTCAATGATTTGATACTGTAATCTACATCAAGAGTAAGTTGCTTCCAATTCGTTTCAGCTTCTTCTACAACTTCAATTTCAGTAATATTTTCATCTGGCAAAAATACTTTAGAAGTTTCGTTAGGCACTATAACTTCATACTTCTCATCATCTGTTGTAAAGGTCTTTACTTTTATCAACCTTTTGTCGTACTCAAAAGGCTCTTTTAACTCTATATAGTAACCTTCATTCTTGTAGATAATGCTTCCACTGTAAGGCTTTAGTAACATTTTCAATGAAACGCTTTTTCGTATGTTTAAAAAAACGACTATCAAGTTTTCTTTATAATCTATAAAGAATTTCTCTTCATCAGTTACTTCGTTTTCAGTCTCTACTCTTGTTAGCTTTTTATTGCTCCCGTATAGTATGACATCTTCTTCTTCGATTTTAAAAGAAGCTAATGAAAAAGGGATCGTAATCTTGTTGATCCCTTCAAGTGTGGCCCTGCCTAAAACTATAGCCTTTTCTTTATTTGAACTTCTTCTGAAAATTTCACCTTGAACGACTCGTAACGTTTCGTTACAACTCTCTTCATTGATAGAATAATTTATAGGACTTATTTTTTTGTTTACAGTTTTCAACAAGCTCGTTGAGTTTACAAAGTAGTCTTCATTCGATATTTCCTCTGAAGAAGAGGTTGCTTCGATGTTTCTTTTTAAGCCGTAAACATAATTTAAAAAATTCTGTTTTGCAGGTATGATCAGGTCTTTTGTTCTGTTACGATAGTAAGGCATTAAATTTCTTTGCCCACCATTATCCATAGACACTGACAGTGTTTCTTCGTATGAAATTGATTCACTAGGAAAGATTTTTGTTTCAGAATTTAAAACAAACAAATTCTCTGGAGTTACAATCCTTGTAGAATTGAACTCCCCTTCATCTTGGTATTCTATAGAATAGAACTCTACTTTTTCTAAGCTGATGTTGAATATTTTCAAACCCTCGGCTGTAGTTGTATACTCTTTTGATTTCAATACTAAAGTCAAAGAATCACATTCAATTGGCAAGTGCGTTATAGTTAGCTCGCCGTTTTTACTTGGACTTATATTCATAGACTGTAAACTTGGGTCAATCAGTCTTTTTATCGATCTACTATTTTTCTTATTAAAAAGAACGTCTTCTATTTCTAGTGAGTTGCTTGCAGAGCTAAAAGCTCGCTTTATTTTTATTTGATTTACTACAGTATTTTTTTCAAACCGGAAATTCAAAACAAGCTTAGCAGGCCCGCTATTGAGTTTAAAGAACTCAAAAAAAGTGTTCGGATTTGAGTCTATTAAAGAGTAAATCATTTTATTCTGACCACTCTTAGCGCTGCCTGGTATTCCTTCTGAATCGCTACTTATGATAATGTTTTTAACTTTATGTAACGTTTTGACACTTATTGGTAAAGTAGCAATGTTTGATTCAACGTCAATCTCCATTGAGGGCAGATTGATCAATGACTTGCTGATGTTAAATAAGTTGTAGAAATCTTCTTTGAAAACAAACCTGTATGTCTCTGTGAACCCACTTAGATGATTCAGCTTTTGCAAAATTTCATTTATTTTGCCTTTTACTTCTATTTTTTTAGATTCAATGTGATTTATTCTATTATTTAAATTACTTGTCAACTCTTCTCTGTAGCTTAAAGTTTTTTCATGCAAGAATTTCATGTAAGTTTCGATATCTTTGAAATGATTTGCATCAGCTTCATTGAACTGAGAGACGTTTTTTATTTTCCGCCCAAGAAGTTCTTCATATTTTTTAAGATCTTTTAATTCAGATTCCTTTAAATTCCTGTCTTTAAGACTGTAAGAATTTAAATAAACATCTTTGTTCATTAACAAGTTGTCTTTTAAAAATTTAAAATACAAACTTTGATTATTTTTAATTGTTTGATTAAAGGACATTAGAAGAGCTCTTCCTTTCTAACTCTAGGAATGTTTCATACTCTATGTAG